AAGAAAATATAATTCCCAGAGAAGAGCGAGAAGACGACGATGCTTATAGCAGACGCATCTTCCACGCCGTAATGCCTCCTTTCCTACAACGTCTTGCTTCTCAAGCTGCGGGAACAATACTAAGACGCGGTATTCATCTAGAGGGAGGAGACGAAGAGTATTGGCGCGAGTGGGCTAAAGATGTCACAGGTGATGGCACACCTCTAAACGAATTTGCGAGACGGGTATTAGTAGATGCACTCTTATATGGACATACCAGCGTCTTAGTCGAATCACCGAGCGACTTACCGAGCAATTTAGCTGAGATGCGTTCAGGTGATTACAGACCGTACCTTTGCCCTATCGAGGCCCAACAAATATGTGGTTGGCGCACCGAAGGCAATCGTACTCAGGCCGACTTAACTCAGTTGAGGTATTCTGAGGTAGTAAGCGAACCCGACGGAAGATTTGGAGAAGATGTCATCGAGCAAGTGCGAGTTCTCGAACCGGGCAAATATGAAGTCTGGAGAACAGAAGACGCAACAACAGGAAGAAACGCAGGTTGGTACCTCCACGAATCAGGAACCTACGACCTTGACCGAATCCCAGTCGTCACAGTCTATTCCAACCGACTTGGAACCCTGCTCTCTAGACCTCCCCTCTTAGAGGTCGCGAACCTAAACATCGCATACTGCCAACGCTTCACTGATTATCACCACAGTATTCACGTTGGTAGTCAACCAATCCTAGTGTTAAAGGGTTTCGACCCTGACTCAGATAACAAGCTTGGTTTATCAGTCAATACGGCTGTGTTGCTCCCTCCAGATGGAGATTGCAATTATGTCCAAGCAACCTCCGACTCTTTTGAAAGTCAACTTGATTGCCTACGCACCCTCGAAGAGCAAATCAGCAGCCTTGGAATTAGTACATTAGCTCGTCAGAACATCACCAACGCAGCCGCCGAAGCCAAGCGTCTGGACAGAATTGACAGCGATTCGATCATGTCAATCATTAGTGAAGACCTAGCCAGAGCGATCACTGAGATACTAGGTATGGCAGCGGATTACGCAGGTGTAGAACCACCGCAAGTCACCATCCCACGCGACTACGAGAATCGTTTACTTGATGGAAATCAAATAACAGCGATGCTCCAGCTCCAGATGCAGAATCAAATCTCGCAAGAGACATTGCTACGCATCTTGCAAGAAGGTGAAGTCATCCCACCTTATGTTGAAATCGACGGTGAACTAGCGAAAACCAAAGACGAACTAGAAGACAAGTTAGAAATGGATCTTGACCAAGTACGCGAGCAAGTGAAGATCAAGAATCAGGAAACCGGCGGCATTAACAGCGGAGATGCAGCAGCAGGAAAAACAAAAGGGTCAATGACTCTTCCCACGCCAATGAGATCTGGCAAGTATGCAGAGTAATGAGAAAGAAGAAGAATTACTTGCTTTATTTCTCTATTTCGCCAATCGAATTGAAGCAAGGATAGAAAGAGAGGTGCGGCCAGTTCTGCGCCTCGCAATGTTAGAACTACGTCAATTAATTAGTGAGATCAGCCCAGAGGGACAATTTCGAGAATTTGAATGGCGAGAGATTCAACCAAGAGCGTTACCTATTTTATCGAGGATAGCTAGTGTTCTTCGGGTACAGATCCCGCCAGAACTAGCGGTAATAAGACCAGAAATACAAAAAGCAGCGGCAGAGTATGTAGACCAACCGGCTCCTGCTGTTGAACCCATTGATAATCAGGAGTTATTAGAAAAGGTAGTAATAGGTGGAATAACATTAAATCAAATCCTTGGTAGTCCGGGTGTATCTAATCGTCTAACAATAAACATGGCTAAGGATTTGGATCGAATGGTTCGCACTTCTTTATTTATGGAGCGTCCAACAAGTGAAATTGCTGACAAAGTAGTACGAACTCTAGAGCGTAATGGCCGAGTTATATCGCAAATCCGCAAAGGTTCCTACGCTAACCAAATCCTTAATAGAACAAATAACACAATCTCAGCCGCAGTCTGGGATGTCGCCAATAAAACAGCCCGAGAATTTTGGGGAGATATAGCGGCTCCAAATCAAAAGTGGATATGGTTAGCGACTTTAGAAAACACTTGCCCTGTATGCCTACCCTTTCACCGCGTAATAAAACCAAATTTAAAAGACTTTCCTGCGTTACCGGCTGTTCATCCAAACTGCCGATGTGTTGTAGTTCCGGTAGTATGAACTAAATTAGGTAATTAGTTATGGCATGTTGGTATCCAAGTCCTTGGTGGCCCCGTTGGGACACAGATAAAACTGAAGCTAGTACACCCAAGAAAGCTAGTAAGCCACGTAAAAGAGCAACAAAGAAGAAAGAAACAGTACCTACTTAAGTAATTGCTACCAATTTAAGTAAGTACGAGGTAGAATCTAGTTAACCTCTTGTTTTTGCATGTCTGAGGATACAGCGGTAGTTGAGCCTGTGGCCGACGTTGCTAGTGAGTCCGTGACCGCTACACCCGCAGCAATTCCACCAAACCCCCCTGTTAGTTCACCGGAGGGCAGTGCCGCCGAAGAATTACTACAGAAGAAATTAGGTTTCGCCAACTCTCAAGCTGCCAAAGCTAAGAAAGAAGCGGAACAGACAAAAAAGCAGCTCGCAAAACTTCAATCTGAAGTAGCACAGTTGCAAGAATCTCAACAAACGGCGGTGCGTGAAAACCTTGAAAGTCAAGGTGCTTACAAAGAACTATATGAAGCGGAGAAAGAGCGTTCCAAAACGCTAGAGACCCGTCTTCTAAATGAGACTGCTGAGTTGCAAACTAAGTTGGAGTCTGTGACCCAATCAGCTAGTCAGGAACGTCTCAAAGCCAGTTCTTTATCGGCAATATCTCAGTCCAACGCATTAAACCCGGAGCAAATGTATACGTTGCTCCAACCTCAATTGCGTCAAAGTGACGAAGGAAATCCGACTGTGTTAAACGGGGGCGTTGAACAGAGTCTTAGTGATTACCTTGGTAATTTGAAGCAAGCGAAGGAGTGGCAACATCATTTTGCAGCGGGTGGAAGTAGAGGAATGGGATCAAACGCAGCGTCACCAAGCGTGGCACCCGGAATGTCTAATCCTTATAAAACGGGAAACATGACGGAAGCGATCAAGCTTGAGGTTGAGAATCCTGAACTTGCGCGAGTACTGAAAGCAGAAGCACTCAGAGGGTAATTCACGGAACCCTTTTTAAGAGCCAATGGCGGCTACCTATCAGAATTACAACGCCACCTTTTTAGGTGATCTTGTAACACGTCCAGAATTTCTGGGCTATGTCCAAGAGGACATTTATAACGGCTGTAAATGGATTCAATCCGGCGCAGTCACAAGAAACTCAGCTTTAGACGCTAAAGCCGGGGGAATTTCTGTTCAAGTTCCATTTTTTAAACCGATTACTCCTACAGAAGAGCGAATCGAGTCAAATAATACGTGGGGTACGAGTGGCGCAGGTTACTTAACACCACAGAAAATACAGGCAACAGATCAAATCATGCCAATCATTAGGCGTGGTTTCTCTTATGCCGTAGATGACATCAGTAAGTTAGGTACTGGATCTGACCCAATGGGTGCTATCCGCAACCAACTTGCTAAAGCAATCAACAAGCTTCGTACAGCTACTTTAATTAATCAGCTTGACGGTATCTTTGCGAGTGCTTTATCAGGTAACGCAACTGACGTATCTAGTTCTACAACTTCTACAAACACCAACTATTTAACATTAACCAATGTTATTAAAGCCAAGAACTTACTTGGTGAGCGTGGTGGCGAGTTAAGCACAATCGCAATGCACAGCGATGTTTATGCTTACTTGCAGGAAGTAGGAGCATTGCAGTTCTCAGCTAACAACTTAGCGAGTGGTTCCAGTATCCAATGGGGAGGCGGCGGCCTTGGAGTATCTAATACTCAAGTAGCTACCTTCATGGGACTAAGTGTTGTTGTTGATGATTTATTAGCACCAACTCTCAACTCAGGTGGGTCTGATCAGTATCCGATATATTGTTTAGGCGCGGGCGCGGTGAATGAGGGAGTCCAACAGGACTTGAAGGTGGAAGTAGATCGTAACGTGTTAAGTCTTCAGGACGTATTAGCTCTTAGCTACCACTACGGCTTCCATTTAGGTGGAACTAAGTATGGTGGTTCTGCTAACCCAACTAACGCCACTCTTGGTACATCCGGCTCATGGACGCTGGCCTACACAGAGCGCAAGATGGTTGATGCTGTGAAGCTAACTGTTAACACTCCTTATTCGACGAATAAGGCTTAATTGCTCTTGGAGTAAATATAAAGAGGGGAACTGTAAAAAGTTCTCCTTTTTATTTTTCTATTAAACTGAGTTAAGTTAGGCAGGGTAACTAAGTGATCTCAATGGTTCGCTTTTATCTCATGCCCCGTGAGGGCATCCCTGAAGAGGTGTTACCAACTTATTATCCATCGGTTGTTGATGTAAATTCTCACGATGCCCGTAAGACTCGCCGCCGATTAAGATCTCAATATAAAGGTTTAGAAATCATCGCTGTCCCACTCTGATGTCATTACCAACCACCACAAGTTATGTAGCCAGATCTGACGCTGATACATACTTTGCTACATCATTTAATAACGCAGCTTGGGGAGCATTAAGCGATGCCCAAAAAGATTTAGCTCTACAAGTAGCAACAAGAAATCTCGAAACGCTTCAGTGGTTTGGTACAAAATGCACAGATACACAGGCGTTGAAATGGCCGAGAGAAGTACCAGCCGACGGATCATCTGATGCCACTGTATGCACAACTATCCCTAACCAACTAGTCGAAGCAACCTGTGAGTTAGCACTTAAGCTCCACGCAAATCAATCAGTAATGATTGACGGACCTGAAACAACGACGACAGGTACTTTCGTATCGAAGGAAAAGCTAGGAGAACTTGAAGTCGAATATGACGAATACGATGGAGCGAAGAATGTATCAACCGGTCCCAAGATCATTGTTTTATTTCCTTGGCTAAAAGAACTACTTAGGTCTTACGCAAGGGTAGGTAGCACTTCAGTTATTACGGCGGTGAGATCGTGAGCAAAATTGACGACGTATTTGGTAAGTTACCCGGCCCTCTAATTACAAAGTGGGGGCAGGAGATGACCTTTGTTCGAGTTAGCGGGACTGGTACATATAACCAAACAACCGGTGTTGTATCACCCAACGAAACTAATATTCCAGTCAAGGCAATCATCACTCAGGTATTACCTACCGAAGTAGATGGAGTCTTGCAGATAAGTGATACCAAGATCCTTATTGATGCGGCTCAACTCGGAACAACCTATATAAAGACATCAGATAAGTTCGTCTATAAAGCAGAAGGGAAAGACGTAACAGCCAGTGTTGTCCGTGTAACTACTACGAGGGGAGACGAACCTATTTTCTATACCTGTTTTGTGAGGCCACAGTAATGGCAAAACCAATCTCACAACTTATTCCTGACTTTAGAGAAGCTTTACAGGAAGGATTAAAGGATGCCGTAGGTGATGTTGTTGAGGATTTGATAGAAGAGGGGCCATATTGGAGTGGATTATTTGCCGAGTCTTGGAGAGTTGTAGCAGGTGCAAAAAGTTCAATACCTATGTATATCCCGAGAAGTTATCCAGTTCCACGAACATCTAGAGAAGATAAGAAACCCGCTGCTAGTTCTCTAGTACCGTATATTCCAGAGAATAGTAATTTAGAAGGCTACACAATTGGCAATATGACCGAATACCGAGGTTACGCAATGGATTTACTACCCACAAATAAAGGTAGACAAATGGGATATGCACCTAACAAAACAGCAGATAAAGACTGGTTTCTTTTATATGTTCATGCTCCTATTAATGGCAAAGGTATGGGTAAAAGGATAAATGACACTCTCACAAACGTATTTAACAAGTACTAATGACTCTTCAATCCATCCGAGCAATCTACGAAGCCCCAGTAATAGCGGCGTTGGGAGCATTAACCCCCGCTGTTTCTTGCTACGGAGATAACCAAACCTATACCGAGGACGACGCTACAACTGAGTACGCTTTAATTCGAGTTAACTTCACAGGCACGACTGAACTAACTCTTGGCAAGAGTATGGAGAATCTTAGGGGTGTTGTTATTGTCGAATGTTTTACCCCTAAAAATATCGGTCCTGCTAGATCTCAGGAAATGATTACGTCTGTAATGACTGCGCTAAATAATCTAAATACCTGTAATCCACATCCTTCGACAGGTAGTTATGGAACAGTTGGTGTTATTAACGGACCTAATTTTGCAGCTTTAGAAGATCGACCTCATTACATGGCAAGCATTAGCTGTCCTTTCAAAGCAACTCACTTAAGTTAGAATTTAGATAAGTACTAGCCCCCGTGTACGACAACGCCCCGCTGTTGTTTCGACTCTCTCTTTAGAGAGCTAGACCAATTCCAGTTTCTTGCTCAAGTCAAGTTCTCACTGGGACTGACGGATCTGTGTGGTTTCAACCCGCATCGACTGAATTTTGTCTCAAAGATTACTCTGACTTCCCAAGCGGCACATCTATAACGGTGCCATCTGATCACGACTTTCGTGTAAACGATCCAATTAAGTTCACAGCCCAAGGCAGTGGTCATATTGATGCCAACCTGACCGCAGGTACGACTTACTACGTTGTTGCAAAAACAGCAACGACAATCGACGTATCAGCATCAGCCGGTGGTACTGCCATAACTCTCGCGGGTGACGGTGGTACAGGTTCAGCAGATTCAGGCAATACAAGCGTCAATCACATCAAGATTGATTACGCGGAATTTGCTGCGATCTGTCAGGTAAAGTCCTTCTCAATTGATTTATCAAGAGAAGAGATTGACACCACAGTTCTACCTTGTGCTGTTAATACCACAGGTTCACTAGCTTCATTTAGAACAATGCAAGCGGGTTTTGCCTCTGGCTCAGGTTCAATGGAAGTTCAGTTCACCGACGATCAGACTAATCTTGCTAACCGGTTACTCGGTAACAGCATGAGAAGGAATCAGGACGGCGCAGAAGTACGCTTGTTTATCAACACTGTTGGTACAACTGCTGATCCAAGCCTCACTGATAGCCTTTACATCCAAGCCCCTATCTCAATCATGGGATTTAGTTTGAATGTCACACCCGAAGACGTAATTATCGGTTCATTAACCTTCAGTCTTTCAGGTCAACCAACTCATCTACTTGGTAACTAAGCTAAGTTAGGAATGTTCTCAAGCCTCCTATGTCTGCGGGAGGCTTTTTTATGCTTATAATTGGGTAACTTAATTAAGTACCTATGAGTCTGATCGA